GCGAACATCGCCATCTGTAATCCTGCCAAAATCTGGTTCCTCTTCTTTTAGGGCAAATTCGCCGCCCAGTCCTGTATAGCCTGCCTTGTCGATCCACGAGTCGACGTGGTCGATGCTTTCCATTAGCCTGCTTGTTTTGACCCAATCCATCATCAAGGCGACGTGGGCCGGGGTTATTCTGCCGTGTTTTTTGATTGCGGTCTTGGCAATAACGTCCCAGCCGATAGCAATGCGCCCGTGGTTTACATAAGCATCGCCGTAGTCTTGAGCCCGTTGGCCGTTAATCAGGTCACGCGCTTGGTTGAGGATGTGGTCTCTGTTCATTAGTGTTCTACCTGATTGACGTAGCCTGCAAATACAAAGGTGCCTAATTCTTCGTCGAACTCAAACTTCACGGATGGAATCTCATCGTTGCGAACTGTAGGGTCATTCCACATTTTCTGAACGCGGATGGCTTCAAAGTCGATGACGCCCATCTCTTTGTATTTCTTGCGCTTGGCCAGCTCATGCTCTCTCCATTCATCCCAAGTCATTTTCTTCATAGGTCATAACTCCTTGATAAGTCTTCTGCGTCGACGATGTAGAGGTTCTGCTTGGTCCGTGTGACGCCAACATAAAACACACGGTGCATGTCATCTGGGTTAATCCGCATTTCTTCGTCTGCGGCTGGACTGAGGTCCGTGAACAACACGACGTTATCCGCTTCGCCGCCTTTTGACCCGTGGATCGTGGATGCTGTAATGCGGGGAATGCCATTAAACTTCTCTCCACGACGTAACAATGCCGTGATATAGGCCCTGTCCGTTTCGGGCAGCTTATCCATGGCCTCTGACCAAATCATGCGTGAGGTCGCCAGCAATCCGTGGTTAACAGTCAAGTCCTGCAAGTTAACTAAATCAAGGTCTCCGACACCCGGCAGCTTTTTAAAGCCACGCGTGACGCGATTACCGATGGACATAAAGCTGTAAATCTTGCGGGCTACCTCACCGGAAACTTCTTTTCCTTTACGCAACTGCTCCCATCCATTTACTGCGTCAGAAATCTCTTCGCTGATGGACCGATGGCCGCGGTAGTTGAATAAATAACCGTTTGATTTCAAGTCCTTAGCCACAGGCTGTAGGTGGTAGCCTGCCTGCGATAAAATGAGCCACGACCCTTGTGTCATGTCGAGCGCACTGATAGTGTTCACTCGCGTCACGTTGCCGGCCCCATCACGGGGTTCGTATCTTTTCGGAAACCGTCTGGCAATGCGACGCACCACATTCTCCGCCACTTCATGCACCCGCCGAGGAATACGGTAAGACTGCGACAGCGTCTCCGATCCGCCGGGTAGATTGATGAACCGGTCGACGTTTGCGCCAGCCCAGCGATAAATGGCTTGGTCGTCATCGCCCGCGGCATACATGCGCGTCGATTTCGCATCCAAGATGTCGGCGATGTCCCACTGTAGGTTGCTCAAGTCTTGCGCTTCGTCAAGAAAACACAGCTCAAACTCTGGGCAATACTTATCCGACTGGCGGACAAACTCTGTCAACATATCGGTAAAGTCGTACAAACCCATCTTTTCTTTGTACTCACGCAAACACTTGTCTACATAGTTAACCGTATTCCAATCCGGTTCAATGTTGCTGTGGTTATATTGGTCCCGCAGCGATACCTGACGCATACGCGCCAAGTTAATCAAGCCAAGAATAGGATCGTTGGCCGCGGTCATCGTTGGGATGTCCTCAAACTGGTCGTGTCTTGCGCCAACTAGACTTACGCCGATGGCGTTCCCCAGCTCTTTGTAATGCGCCGCCTGCATGACCTGTTCTGGTCTAATATCTGTAGAAGTTAGCGCCAGCGAATGCAGGGTGCGGAAGTAGATCAGGTCTTTCTTTGGATCGAGCCCAAACCGCGCTGCGGCGCGTTCTTTGGCCTCGTTAGCCGCTTTGCGGGTAAAGGCCAGGAAAGCGATGCGATGGGGGTGTACGCCCGCTTCTAGGGCATCGTCGACCATATTTAGTAGGGTTGTGGTTTTGCCCGTCCCGGGCGGTCCAAATATCCTAAACATTCTCCGCCTCTATCTGTCTGACTATCTGGCGGATACGCTCCCGGCTTAACCCGTAAATGCGCCCTATGGCGGTAAACGTCATACGCTTCTTCGACCATGCTTCGTAAATCTTGCGGTTGCGTATTGTGTAATCATGCTTCGTCAAAACGGTGCCTCCTGACTGCCAAATGCTGGGGGATCAATATCAACATCGACACTGTCGAACGAAGGTATTTGCCAGACCCTAACCGCACGGCCTTTAATTTTTAACACAACGCTTTCGCCGTTAATGTCGCGCAGGCGTTGGGCAATCTTGTGGGATTTGTATTCGAAAAACTTATTTTTCCGCAAGAAAGCTTCAAAGTCTTTGAGGCGGAAATAAGTAATGCCCTGCTCTTCATCGGTCCATGGGCGGCGGAGCAGGATTTCTTCTTTATCCTGCGCTTGCTGTAGATGGCGGCAGAACTCTTCTAAGTAATCATAGAACTGACCGCTGATACTAGCGTCTTGTGCCACTTCGATGATCGCGCTTTCGTTGTCCCGCATTTCAGTAAGCAGGGTGCTTATGCGGCCTTCCCATTGCTGCTTGGCTACGGAGCGCGGCATAAAGTTAAGCTGCTCCATGCAAGCCCGCTGGAACGTCATCTGGTTCATCAAAGCTTCTGTGTCTAGCTCCAGAGGCTCACCGTTGACGTCCATGAACCACACAGGTGGTGTCGAATTGTATTTGCGAAGGTTGGCTATGATGGCACCAGATACCGCGGCCCCAACGCCGTGTTGCCTTGTGCGGCATAGCTCTTTGTTACAGTAAGCCTTGATTGGAGCGTCGTTGCATTTGTAAGCATAGTCTTTGCGCTGGACATGCTTGGCAACTATGTTGACCTCCGGCAATGGCAATGGCGGAGATAGGTACTCCATGTTGTAACGTAGTATTTCGGATTCCCAACTGTCAGGATATGCTTTTCGTAAATACACCCCGATGTTGAATAGCCCATTATTTCGGCCCCCTTCGCTGATCTTAATCTTACAAAGTATCTGCAAACAGGGCGGGCCGTCCTGAAGTAGTTCGGTCTCGCCGCTGCCTACTACTTGCAGCTTAACAACTTCTTCTGGGGTTTGGGCATATTTATCGTACAGCTCAAAAAATTCTTCGAGCGTCGCTGACGTACCGTCATCTAGGAATGCGTAGCGCAGACCGTTTTCATGGTCGTAATACGGCAGATTTAAGAAATTTCCGACATCCCCACGGTCCAGATGCAGTTTGACCTGCTTGGGGAATATTTCGCTCTCTCCATAACCGAGGGCCGCGGACATATGTTGCAGAGCCTTCTGCATGTCCCTTGCTTCGACCCACTCTTTGGAAAACAGAAAGCAGTGTGCGCCGCCAGACTTAGAACGGCAGACAACAAGCGGCAGCTTCAGCCGCCTAATTTTTTCAATAATTAACTTATGGTCAAGCGGATACTGGTCGATGTCGATACATCCCCACTTGCAACAGTTATCTTCGTTGATGGGAATAATGCCAAGGCCGCTCCCCTTTCCTGACAGGTGGTTCTCCCAAAGCTTTTGGGTCCGAGGTTCGCGTAATACGCCTGCCTTACCCTTGGCTTTGCCATTGGCTCCTGTCTTCTCTATTTTGAAGTAGCCATAAGCTTCCTTCAGTCCATCGAATATGGACGCGAACTTCTCGACTGACATTGTTGCCTCCTACGGAGAAAAATGCGGCGGAGCCGAAGCCCCGCCGCAACGATGACTTAGAACGGTGTATCGCCGCCCCCTCCATCTTCCGTATGTTTGACAACAACGTCGCCAGCCGTGATGCTGTCCGCGAACCCTTTAGCTCTTCCGTACAAGCTTGCATCGGTAATCGGGCCATCTACAGACATTTCCCAACCGTGCCACGAGCCTTTTGAGTTTTCCTCTTGAGCCGTTTTGAGGTGGTAAATGTGGGAGAACCGAGGCGGCGTGAACGGCCCGTTCTTCCCCTGCATTTGGCGCGACGCCATCATGCTGTTCCACTTACGCGACTTCTTGAGCTGCGTAGATTTCATAGCAATGAGGGCTGTCTCCGCACCGCCTTCTGGGTTCAACAGAATGACAAAGTGTTGGTGAGTTTCCTCGATGTACTCACCGTTGCCGTCGACAACATAGTCTTTGTTGTCTTCAGTAGAGCGTTGAGTTTTGGGTCGGTTATCACCGGGCTCGTAAATTGCCACGGGCGCACCGGTTCCGCTGCCACGCGGAGCCCACTGGATAAATCGACGCTGGTAAGCACACGGAATGACACGAATGCCGTCCTTACCTTTGTAGATCGCACCAGTGACGGTGTTATAAATGTCGCCCTTACGAGCATTCTCGTTTTCATCCAATACAGGGTCATTACCTGACAGAACTTTGAGGAAAGGAAGCGCAAAGTCTTCTTGCCCCATGTTCTCCATGCCACGGCCTGCATCGGCTTCAAACATTGATGGATCGAACTCCATAATTTCTGAGTTCTTCTTAGTTGCGACTGCTTTAGTCATGATTATTTACTCCTCTTGATAACTGCACGTTGGCCAACCCATGCCCCGAAAAGCTCCATAGGAAATGCTTCCCCTTCTTCCACGCGTTCTTTGATAAAGGCGCGTAGCGTCTGCGGATGGATTTCTGTCTTTTGCTCGGGAACATAGCCTTGTTGCTGCGCGAATGCAGCGAACGAACTTGCTAAATCGTCTTCTCCGCGTCCAAACTGGCAGAGGACAGTATTTTTGATAATGTCATCGTACCCGTGTTCACGCAGCCACTCGTAAGCAGCCGGACGATTGTCTACGAGGATTGAAGCCCCGTAGGTTTGTTTAACCTCAACGGTTGAACCGTCATCTAGGCTAAACGAAGAGATGCCGATTTCAGCAAGCATGGCTGGCATTTCTTCATCCGTGAGCTTCAGAAGAGTTTTCTTCTCTTTCTTGAGGGTTTCCTCAAGACGTGAGATAGTTTCTTCTTTGTCTCGGATTTGGCGGGCCAAAGCGGCTACCGAAGTGAGCCCCTGTTGGTCTACTTTTTCAACAGACGAAGCTAGGGTCTCCTCGAAGTCTTGCTCCATCAATTTCGTCAAGTCATCACTCATCGTGTTTCTCCTGTCGTGGTTAAAGGCACCGGTTGGGCCTTGACAAAAACAGATAATATCT